CTATACTTATTATTCCTCAATCAAATATAACTTCAATAGATATTACAACAACACAAAATGGATCAATATCACTTTTATAAAAGAATTCATTTTCTGTCACCTTACTTTTGCAAAGATTGTATTTAGTAAAATAAGGTACTGCTATTTGTTTTTCATCCAACTTATGTCCACACATTGGATACTTAGACAAGCTTATACCTTTTTCTTCAGCATATAATGCACCTAAACTTTTACTACCACCAACACATTTTTCAATAAATATATGAGTATTATCCCTAATAACCTGATGTAGTCCTCTTGATATTTCTTCAACAACCAATTCCTCATTTTCAACTTCCAAGTTTCTATCTCTAATAATTCCATGCAACACTTCATGTAGGAATGTTATTTCTTGAGATTGTTTATCTTGTATTGAACTATCTATATTAATTTTGTGATACTCATAGTCAATTTTACCCTTACATTGAACTGCATCTAAAACTATTGTTTTATCTTCAACAGTTACCTCATAATCAACGCTTCCTATTCTTACTTTGTTTGGTATCTCCACGAATATTCCCCTTTCATTAATGAACTCATAGCTTGCTTATGAAATTCAATATTATCATCTAAAGCTTTATCAAGTGTTTTTCTAAGTCCATAAGTTAATTTATTTGATGATAATGATGTTTTTAAGCCTCTAATTTTTCTTTCTAACTTTCTAGTTAAATTATTATCTAATCTGACAATATATTTTTCTTTACAATGAGGGCATTCAACATACGTTTCTGTAATCATAGCTCCTAAGTATTTAGTCTTATGTTCATATTCAAATTCTTTATTACACTCAGCACATCTTACTTTCATCAATATCCCTCCATTTTTAGGTATAATAAAAGCACCTACTTATTTTACTAAGCAAGTGCTCTTATTCTTTTATTTCATATGTTTCTGACATAAATCTCTTGTATTCCTCTTTAGCCCACTGAGGTGCATCTTCCTTTATTTTCAATCCATCATCAGTATAATATCCATATCCTTCAATCAAAAACTTTGGTTCAACTTGTTCCACAATTATCATCCCTTTGCTTTTATAAATTCTCTCAATTTTTTCTCTACTACTTCACCAAATACTTGAGCAAATTCTCTTGGATTATCTCCACCAAAATATTCTGCAAAAGTTTCAGCAAAAGCTTCTACTGGCTTTGTACCTCCATATCTACTTACTAATTCAGATGCGTCTTTAAAACTGCATTTTTTATTATATCTCTTGTTATAATCTAATAATACATCATTTATAAAGCTTTTGCACCATTTATCACTATCTAATTCCTTATTTTCTAGCCATTTAAGTGAATCTGCTATATGATGGCCATATTCATGCACAAATGTCTTATAACTATTTGCATTAGGAACTGTCCACTTGCTTTCAATACATTGTTTTATGTATTGTTTATTATAATCTTTATCACAAAAATACTTTCCATTTAGCACAAGTTCAACTGCTTCAGGTCTACTTGGATAATAACTATAATATCCTACTGGATCAATACTAGCTTTTATCTTAATGATAGGTAGATTTACTGGATCTATTTTCTTAAAACCATCAAAATGATTGTTAAATCTATCTAACCAGTTAATTGAATCTTGTAATATATCTTTATCAATTGGATATTTCCTACTATCTGAAAATTCTATATTATAATTTTCTTTCAAGTGATTGCTTATTTCTTTTTTATTTTTATATTGTTTATTAGGAGCCTTTGTTTCACTCCATTTGATTTCATTGGACGTTTCCATCTTTGCATTAGTATCAAATTTAGTCTGTACTTCTTTTGGAGTAGTAATTTTAATAGATGTTTTATCACCACCAGCCTTAATCCATTCATCAATATTAGGATTTTTCTTGCCTTTACTCCAATCTTTCATACTTTCAATACATTTATCAAATTCTTCAAGTACTTCAGTAAAATAACATAAGCAATTTGGATGCTGCAATGGAACTTCTTCAGGTTTATATGTTCTACCATTATAATCATCACATTCATCACGCTTTCCATGCATTCTACTAAAATGACTAGCACTTAAATTCCACTTAAGACCTTTGCAAAAAGGATTTAACTTAGAATTTTGAATCATAGTTTCAGTTTGAGCGTGAGTTATAGATGTTCTAGCTAATCTTCTTGCTTGGTATGATATGTTATCTCCACCTAATCCATCTTGAAACGTCTTAGGAGTAATTCTGTTCTTTGGATTAACATATTTATTTAATTCTTTAGCTAACTCTGTTACATTAGCGCCCTTTGCAATATTTTCTTTTATTATTGCATCAATCTTATTTCCATTGTTTCCAGTGATGTTCCATAGCCTTTTGCTTAAAGTCTTACCATCTTTGTAATATTCACCTGCTATAAGCTGCTTGACAGAATCGTTTGATATTTTGGTTACTGTTCTTTTTAAAGCTTCATTAATTTTTACATTTGGAGCTATTACATCAACGAAACTTAATTGAACTCCTTTCTGAATATCAGAACTCTTATAAATATTATTTTCTATGGTTTTATTTAGATTATGAAATAACTCTGTCCTATATTCATTTATAATTTTATAGGTTTCAATGTTATGGATCTTGGTTCTGGAATCAGTCATATTTAAGATTTTACCTACTAGCCTATCACCAGCATCATTATAAATCTTAAATAATTCCTTTTCTTGTTCAAAGTTTAACTTTATAAATTCCTTTCTAGCTTTGAGGACTCTATCTTTATATCCACTCATGGTTATTCACCACTATTGGTATTATCATCTAAATTATTTTCTTCTGTATTTGCATTACTATCTAATTCATTTTGTAATCCTCCTGGAAAAGAATCTTGAGTATTAACAATTTGTGCTTTTTCATCAATTATTTCTTTCCATTCATCTTCTGCATTTTCTGTATCTGTAAAGTCTTTAATATATGACTTATGAGATCTTACTCCTGCATCTACTTCTTTCATTGCTAACTCTTTCTTTCCTTCTTCATCTGAAGGTAATGGGTAGTTATGCTCAAATAAAGTTGTGTATTTAAGTTCATTCCACTCTTTTTTATATATACCTGGATAACATATTAATGCAACTTCCTTAATGAAATTAAATAAACCTATAAAAGCAGGAGTCCAATCATTCCATTTCTCCTCACATCTACCTATTAAATCATTATATAGATATCCCATAGCTTTAGCAGAAGGAATATTATTTAAATCCGCTAATCTCGGCATATCCATAATAAAATCCATATCTGATTCTGCTCTATTTAAATAAGCTTCAATTGCAGTACTATTTCCCATGTTATATTCTAATCTTTGCATAGTAGCTTGCTTACCACCTTCTGCAAGTTCATCTCTAGTTCTAATAGCATGTACTGCATTAGGTGCTATTGTTAGCTTACTAACATCATCAATATTTCCATCAATAATAGATTCAGCTCCAAACATTTGAAATCTTAATGCATCTCTATAATCTGAAATAGTTTTATTATATTCTGTTTGATTATCCATTAATTCTTCAACATCAGATTCACCAAAGCTATCATTGAGCTCTCCACCATTTTTTATAAGCCAACATGAAATATTTGAAAAACCAGTATCAACATCAATGGTTAATCCTTCTTGAAGTTCTGTATTCTGATAAGTTTCTTTTTTATACCAGGCTTGTTTTTCCCCACTCTCAGTAAACTTATAATAATAAGTATGTAGATAATAAATCTTTTCTAAGTCAGTTTCCTTGTTAACATTCTCTTCATCTTCTTCAAAGAATACAACATATAGAAGCTTTCCATTCTGCTCTTTATAATAAAAATTCTCTATTGTTTCATATTTAATTACCAATGGAGAATTTGGATTGGCTTCTACCCTTAGAAGTACTCTCTTTTTAATTGTAGCTTCCAGAAATGCTTTTTTAGAAGTTGGCCAGAAATTATTATCGTCTAATATATCCTCAATAAACTTTCTAAGCTGCTCACATTTATCTTTATCATCTTTATTGTCAGGCTTGAATTTTATTGTTGGTTCAACTCCAAACATCCATCTAGCTTGTTTCTTAAGACGTGGCTTAACCTTATTTCTTATATCCTGTGTAGGTTTATAATCGCAATTATCATTAACTTCCCAATTCTGACCTAGTAAAGCTTTATCTTCTCCAACTTGATCCATTGGAACTTTACATTTACCTTTATAGAATATATAATTTTTTCTAGCTATTTTTCTTTCATGCTTTTCAATATCTGGTAACTTAAGCAAGGTATCTTTTATGCTGTTTTTATTATTGCTGTCATAATCAAAATACATTAGAATACAGCTCCTCCTTTCCTGTTATATGGATCATCTGATTTATTGGCAACCCCTTTACCTTTTTGGTATATATCATCTGAATATTTACCCTCACTGGTAATTTTAAGCTTATCATTAATCGAATATCTTAACGCTGCCATTGCATCATCCATAAATTCTACTGGTTCATCTAAATATAATCCTGTCTTTTCATCCTTTTTCCATTTCCATTGCCCAATTTCTTTTATTGTATCAACACAAGAAGGATGTATATGAATCTTAAGTTGTTTTAAATAATCTATTTGAGCTTTAACACTTCCAGGTAATTTCTTAACTCCTGTTGCATTATAACCAGCTTTTCTCCACATCTTTATCCTATCTGGTTCAGCACTATCACAATACATTCTTAGATTCTTTTCAAATTTCCTTCTATTAGCTATCTCAATAATTTCAGATGTATCCATTTCATGTACATAAATTTCATTACATACATACAATTCCCCATCTTTAAATCCATTTCTTAAAATAGCATTAGCATGATTGAATCCAAAGTCTTGAGATAATCTCATGTTATCAAAACATTCAAACTCAGTAGGAAATTCGTGTATCAAGTAATTATGAAGAATAATTCCACCAGTTTCTCCCCAGTCACCTAAGCCATAAACTTTATAGCCTTCCGGATCTTGTTCTTTTCTCATCATCATTCTTCTGTGATAAGCTTCATCAATAAATCTATTACTTTGATATGTTGAATGGTGGGTGAAAATATCATCACTTCTATAATCAAAGTACTTTCTTTTAATCCAATGACTAGCTGATACTGGATTAAAAGTAAATGTCATTTGATAATATAAATTAGGATTAATGAGAATACCTCTTAAACGGTCATCAAGAATATCTACATCACTTTCCATAAGTTCTGTAGCTTCTTCTCCCCATATCCATGTTAATTTACCATTAGGAAAATTTATAGATTTTAACTTTTCCCTTTGTTTTGCATCATTAACACCCCTAAAAATAATTGAATTTCCAGTGACTCTGCTTGTTATTTCTAAAGGACTTAATTTAGTAACCCAATATCTATCAGCATATTCACCATATATTCTGTTAATAGCTCCTGTTAATTCTGCGTAAGTCGAAAATTTATGAGTAGCTTCTGACTTTCTTACAACTAAAAGATTAGCGCCTTTATATCTCATGTCACCCAATTTTAATATATAATCTTGAGCCACATTTACAGATTTTCCACTACCTGCAGATCCTTTCATTGCTCTATATCTTTTTCTAGTTAGGTTAGCTTCTCTAAAAATAGGATTAAACTGTGCTTTAACTACTTCCATCAGCATCACCATAATCTATTATTATTTTAAGTTCATTATCTAATCCTTTGCCAGCTTTAGCCACCTCAGCTTCAAGTTTTGCATTTTGAAGTTTCTTGTTCTCAATATCAAGCTTGATCTTCTCTTCATCAGATAATAGGTTGCAATGTTTAGTAAGAAAATCTAAGGCCTTCATTTTATCAGCTAGTTTAATCTTAACTCCATCTTTACCTTCTGATATCTCACCTATTAGTGTTCCATCAACTTGATTACTTTCCCCAAGCCTTACATAGTTATAAGGCTTAGTAACAATATTCCCTTCATCATCTAATTTTGGATTACCTTCTTTATCTTTAACTATGTAATAATCCTGTCCGAATTGAACATAATCAGTAATATCAGCAAAGGCTATATCTATATACTTCTGGATTACACTTCTCTTTAAAGCTTCTTTATTGAACTGCAACTGAGTTAAAGAAGCAACCTGTTCTTTTATCCTAACATTTCCTAACAATCTAGGCCCTGCTACCATAGCTGTTTCATAACTACACTTATAAGCTTGTTGATATGCTTTAGTTGCATTCATTCTTCTAGCATATATAACACAAAAAAGCCTTTGCTTATCAGTTAATTCCTCATTCTCCATGACCTCTTTAACTTCATCTGCAATAGGCTCTTTTTTAGGTGCATTCTTTTTCTTTTGTGTGCACACTTTTTCTTTTTTTGTGTGCACACTTTTTTTACTTTTGGGTGCACCATCTTTTAACCATTTATATCTAGTTTTCCATGACTTAACTGTATTAAGAGATACTTCATACTTATCTGCTATCTCTTTATACTTCATACCTTTTATGTAGTCTTCTTCTGCAAGTTCATATTTCTCTTTAGCCATATCTCATAGTCACCACCTACCTTCTTTTCTCATTGTTATTAAAGCATTCCAATATATCTTTATCATTAAATGGATAATAAAATAAATCCATCTTTTCACACTGCTTTATATCTTTACATGATTTACATTCTGTTGGAGACTTAGCACATATTACTTTTCCTTGGTTAAACTTTATATTTAGTTTTAATTTCTTTCTTTTAGCATTAGCCATGTAGTAAGTCTCCTTTCTAAATTTAAATTTTAGGCTATTTTATGGTATAAAAAAGAACCCTATTTCTAGAGTTCTTGAAAATTAACCAATAGCGCTATTCATATCCCATAATATTTGGTCTTTAATAGTTCTTCCACTGGTCATTGCATACTGTTTCAAATCATGTGGAGAAATTTTAACAATCTTATCTAAATCTTTTATCTCGATTAATAAGTATGGTCTTGATATCCTTAATTCCAATTGATATTTTGTTTTTTCATTAATTTCACTAACAATCTCAAGTGCAACTTTTCTTACTTCTTCAAAATCATCTGCTTTTTGATTAATTTTATTTGCAATTATATCAATCATGTAATTCACCCCCTTTCATATAACTAATTATACAAAAGTTGGTGTTTTCCTTCTACAATTTACAAATAATATAAAAGTCCCCATAAAGTCTACATATCTCTCAAGTATAAACTTAAGACTTCAACTTTATAGGGTATTTATTGTAAAAGGGGTATTGAGAATTTATGAGAGTAGATTTCTTACCTATTGGTCAGATTCTCTACATATACAAGTTTACCATATCTATTTTAAAAAATTATGCATCTTCTATGCATCTTTTACCCCACCCATCCCACATAATAATTTTTCTTATTATCTGTTGTTTTAACCTATTTACTTGGGATTGGCTTAGATGTATCTTTTCTGCTATTGCATTTTCTCCTAGGCCATCTTTATATTTTAACTCTAATAGCACCTTTAATTCTCCTGTAAAATCTTTTATTTTCCATTCAATTTCATTGCAATCTATTTCTATGTTATCTAGTTGATCTAGCGATTCTTCTCTTTCAATTTGCTTTTCTATCTTCCTTTTTATCTTTAACTCTGTTACCCTCAATATTTCTCTTTCAGCATAACTCATTCCGTCACTTGAAGTTTGCACTCTTTCTTCAAAACTTGGAGATTTACTTTCAGGCTCTATTGATATATTGCATGTTCTTAAATCTTCATCTATTGATTTTATTTGTTTGTCTAAAAGAGATATCTTATCTTTAAGTGCCTTTACTATTTTTTCTTTACTGAAGTATCTAATTAATTGACTCTCTGTCTTTTCAAATAGTTCTTTATCCATACTATTCCTCCTTATTAACAATCAGCTGCTCTATGAACATAATGCCTTTCTTTACCTTTGATGTAACTCTTAAAATTATTAGTAATCAAAGTTATTCTTTTTAACGTTGCTTTTTCTTCCCTAACTTCTTTCTCTAATGCTTTTCTTACTATGTCTGACATTGATTTGTTTTTATTTAAAAAGCTTTCCTTTTGATGAAGCGAATTCTTTAAACCATGCTTTAATATACACCAATCCTTATAGCTCAATTCTCCTTTTAATTTACTCATTAATACTTACCTCCAGTAATATCATCCTTGGCCTTACCCCAACACATTCTGCTAGATGTATAAGCCCATTCAATCATTTTTAATATCTGTGCTACTCTTTCCTTAAGTGCTGGATTTTTAGGTATACCTCTAGTTTCACTAGTTCTTATATCAAATAGAATTGTACTCCACCTATCATATTGACCTAAAGCTTTCTTTTGAAGTAAAAAAGCCTTTGCATATTCATTGTCATTAAGTATATTCATTTCATTCATAAGGTTAGAGAAATTATCAAGATCCTCTTTTGTTATAAACTTAGAATTTAATTCATACATATAGTCACTTCCCTTCAATAAGATTTAAAGCTTTTTCTCTATTATCTTTTCTATTTCTCCAAACAAATTTTCCTTCTTGTTCTTCTGGTAGTTCAATGTTTTCTAAATAAGTACCGATAGCTTTTATAGTTGCAACATCTTTTATAAGTGCTGAAGCTCCACCAAGTAAATTCTCTAGTTGCCATATAGAAGGTAAAGCATCTCTGTCATATTCATCAGGTTCAAAACCATGCTTTTTAAATGCCTCCCAAAGTTCATCACACCACTTTTCAATTTTAGCATCCTTTGTTTTATCTAATCTTCTACCTATATCAAAACCTATTTGATAGGCTACATCTCGTAATTTATAATTTGATTCAGAAATTGCTCTGTCGCGTAGATCTCGCTGAACCTTTGTTTCTTCATAGCCTCGATAAAGTAAGCTTAATACGAAATCAACATCTAGCTTGGAAGGCTTAATATTAAGCCTAGGTGATTTTGCTACTCTCCATCCCTTATCGCTTCGAGTGATAAGTCCTATCTCTGCAGGTAATTCATTTTTCTTTATTACTCCTTGAGGACAAGCTATATACATCCTATTACAACACTCCAAGTACTTTTGAAACTTTTTATCTGACAACCAAACACCTCTAGTTAATTTAACTTCATACAATCTAATATCTTTAGTAGTATATCTATGTGGAGTCATAGCAATAATATCTGCCCTAGAACCATTCATATTAGGTATTTGTATTTCAGTAAAACTAAGAAGTCCTGAGTTTCTTAAATGTTCTGCTAAATCATTTTGCAATTCACGTTCATTTTTAAATTCAGATACTTTTTTCATATGCAACCTCCATTTCATTGAAAAATTTTTCTAAATCATATTTATACCTGGTCCTACTCTTAGCTCCTATAATTTCAATTCCATTTTCTTCACACCATATGAAAGGAAATGAACTTCTTTCTGCTGTTTCCATATATTCTTTTACTTTCTTGGCTTCAATCGCAAATGTCTTTTCTAAATCCCTGAAATTAAATATAAAATATGCTTTTATCTTTGGATGATCTATCTCTGACATTTGTTTTATTTGATTTTCCCTTATACAATCAAATCCAATACTTACTTTTGCATGTGATTTAAGCTCTAATAAGAACAAGTACTCTTTTGTCATTACCTGAAAGTCACAAATGTTTTTTGCTTGAAATCTCACATTCTCATTCTTTTGACCATGAAAATTTGCAGTTCCATCTTTAAATCTATATATCCAACAATCTTCTGGAACTGATTTTTTGAAATCTTCTTCAAATGTTTTACCTGGATTCTTTTTCGCCATTTTATTCTCCTTCTCTTGTAACTGACTATCATATGAGAATGTAAATTTAGTACTATGACATAATTACATTCTCATATTTAGTTCTATTCTTTAATCTCTAATAACTTTTTACCTTCTGAACAATGGATATTTGCTTTTTCTGTGATTAATCCATTTCTATAAATGCAATCTCCCATATTACTTTTATCTATAGGATCGTTTCCTTTTGAACAATATCCTTTTTTTCTGTAATACTTACATTTCATGGCCAAATCCTCCTTTATATTAATTTGTAGCTGCTCTGCTTTAACTTCACCCTTGCATAGCTTTCTCCAATTATTATTGTTTGTTTTGAGATACCTCATATTGATTACCTCTTTTAATTACTGCTTATTTTTCTATATAATTAACGATATTCTTAATTATCATGTTTATAGATGCATCACCATTCCTTTGAATTTCAAACTTACTAGAATCATGATAAGCTTCATCGTTGATGTACAAATCTATTTGCTTGTCTATGTTTAATCTAGTTCTTTTAAGCTTTTTATCCACCCAAGTTTTATCAACTGCGATTTCTTCATCCAATCCCTGTTGTTTAATATAATTTGAGAAATCTTCTGCGACTTGAGGTTCATTATTAAATAATTCCAAAGAAATTTCATCTATATTTATAGTATCTTCTTCCTTCAATTTGGTTTTAATTGCAGTTCTAATTTCTTCTGCTTTAGCTGCATCTTCTGTTATATTTCTTCTTGTCCAATTTTCAGCTGCTCTTACAAAAGTCTTTGTCATATCTCTTTCATTTGTTATAATACTTGCACCTAA